CGGGGTATCTCCAAGCATGGCTCCGCATGCACCGTATCACCCAGATCGAACTCGAACGTCACCCGGACCTTCATTCCACGCAAAACTAGTGCAGAGCGTCACTCGTTTGCATGACGTGGAATGTTATGCACACCATCATGCAAGTCGGAAAAACGCAGCAGATTCTTCTGTTTGTCGCCGTGCCTCGCGAGCACTATCGTGCGCGCTTCTGGAGGAGCCCTACATGGCAACAGTGCAAGAAGACGGTGGCCTGAGCGAAGCAGAAAAGCGCCGCATACACGCGGAAGAGCGTGAGAGAATTTTCGCGAAGGCCAAACTGATGCAGGAGGTCGCGGAATCTCAAATGGATGCCGCGCGGGCTTCGAGAAAGTCGCGCGTTCGCGTGTATCTCTACGGATTCTGGGGCTTGGTAGTTCTGCTTCTGGTGGTGTTTGCCATCAGCAGCCGCTAGCCCAGCAGCCGCTTCACCTGGTCCGCGACAGTTCCGGCCACGCCACCGATCGCTTCGATCGCAGTGGCGACGTTGCCGCCTTCGCCCGTGACGGGCTGCCACTTTGCGAGCGGGCAGGTCGCGCCGGCCAGCGTGAGCTTCACAGACAGCGCTGCGCGCTTGCTGGTGCATCCGCACTTGGTGCAGAAGCCGATGCCGCCCGGGTCTTGCTTGCCTTCCATCTCGTCGGCGCGGCCGTCGCACGCTCGGCAAATGGCCGCACGCTCGGCCTGCACTTGGACGCTCGCCGGGCCTTGCGCAGCGTGCCGCGCCTCAGCAGCCAGGTACGCCTTCGCGCGATCCATGAAGCCGTAGGTGATGCTGGTGCCGATGGGCTGCTCGCCTCGCACCACGCGGCGCGGGCACTGCCCGCAGACGCCCAGGCTCGGCCGGCCGCCGTAGTGGCCCGCGGCGCAGCAGCCGCCGCCCAACACCTTGCACTCGCTCCAGTGGTCGCAGTCGATCATGCGATGGTGATGTTGTTGATGGTCATTGCAATGTATGGCGGAAAATAGGCGCAGTTTTCACAAGTCACAGGTGGGAATACACCACACACTTCGCCATGCGGCATTCCGGTGCAGTCTTCGTAAGTGCCGGTCGGAGCCTGCCCAGCTGCCTTGCAGTACACCACCTCTTGGATCGATGACACTGCAATCCTGAAGCACGGAGACTCTGGGTAATACTGCGAGACGTAGCACTCTTGACATGATCCGTTGGCAACCTGAATCGTCGCGACAGGCTGTTGAATCCATACGGAAAAGTTAATACGTATGGACCACAGATCGCACAACGTGTACGGCTCTTGATTGAATCCCACTCCATTTGTTCCGATGCCTAAAGACGAAATGCCAATGAATGCATCTCCTGCGGTGCCGCACGAATCAAATGTCTCGGCCTGCATGTTGCATAAGAACGAGCCTCCGCAATTTGGCGTTTCAGTTACTGCCACGAACGAGTATTTAGGGCACAAGCAGCCGTTACCAATTTGACACGGTGCGTCCGCATTCAGAACGGCAACGGCAGTCAGCACAGCGGTGGTGCCATGACAGCCCGTTACGGTCACGGTGACAGTAACGGAAGACGGCAAATCCGTCTCGATCGGGCAAGAACACCCGCAGCAGCAGCCCGCCTGCATCATGCTCACGGGTTAGTCCTTCTTGTTGCCCGGAATCCACGAGGCGATGCGGGTCACGCTCACGAGGTGGCCGGCGATGTAGCCGATGGCGAGCATGGCGATGGCGGCCCAGGTCGAACCGACGAGGCTTTCAATGGTGGCGAGGATGATCATGTGCGCTTCTCCTGCTGCGCGCGGAATGCGACATCGAAGAGCGGGTCGGCGGCGCGCTTGGCGCTGATCCACTCTCTTACGTTCTCAGTGTGGGCCGGGTCAAGGGTCGCCGCAGCTAGGGCGGCCTCGGTGCGCGCGGCCCGGGGAATGAGCCCCACGGCTGCCCGTAGCGCCTGCCCGATGCCCGTCTGCCACAGCAGCACCACGGCGGCCACCACGATCACCGCAGCGAAGCCCCAGCCGAGCAGGCTGGCCCACCACGGGGTCTGATCCTCGACGCCGGGCAGCGCCTCGTGGATGGCTCCGGCGGCCGCCTCGATGCGCTGGGCCTCGATCACGATGGTGGCGGCGTCGGCCACCACGTCGGGCTGCGTTGACACGATGCCGATGTGGGTGGCGAGCCGGGCGATGGTGCCCGCGCGTGCCTGCGCGTCGGTCGCCGAGACGGCGATCTGCCGGCTGGGGCTGCACGCCGCCAAGGCGACGAGGAGCAGGAACAGCAGTGCCCGAATCACCGCCGCCCCTCCAGACGGTCCAGACGGTTCGCGACCTGCTGCAGCGACTCCCCGTGCTTCTGGTCGTTCGCGGCGCCCAGCACCTGCGACTTCACAAGGTCGCCCACGATGCTGCGCAGCTCGGTCAGGTCGCGGTCTTGCCTATCGAGGATCGCGTCCTTGCGGCCCAGCGTGATGAACACGCCGGCGACGCCCACCACCAGCACGAAGAGCTGCATCACGCTGATAGCCGTCGCGAGCTGCGGGTGCGTCTGGTGACGAGGGCCGATAGGGGTGGGGCTCACGAGCATGTTCCTGTCACGGCGTTGGGGACGGAGAAGAAGAACAGCGGCTCACCGTTGTCGCGCGAGAGCGCGTACATGAGCACCACTGTGTTGGTGGCGATCTCCTTGAAGGTGAAGCCGTTCGGGATGTTGCTCGTGCTGATGCCGGGCCCGAGCGTGGTGGTGGCACCGATCATCTGCACGCCCTCGCAGCCGTTGAACGCCTTGCCCTTCGTGCCTGCGAGCGTGCTGGTGCGGCGGTAGCTCTTTGTCGTCTCGTAGGCGTCGCTTGTGTTGAGGCTCACCTCTTCCCAGTCGTAGGTCCACGCGACAGGGCGCGCGGACGGGTCTCCTCCGTATACGGCCGTTTTGCCAGAGACGGGGGTCGAGCCCGTGATGCGCGCGAGGAAGACGGTCGGCCCGGTCGATGCGTTGCCGTTTGGCTGCGGCGCGGCGTCGTTGACCTTGTTGACCGCGTCGGCAATGGCACGGATCTGGTTCGGAGACCAGGGGCCGACCTTCAGGTGCCATGCGCCGTTCACCCTCATGTGGTGAACATTCCGGTGGGCGGGAAGGTGGCGGTGTCTGGGAACGGCTGGCGCCAGAAAACGCAGGAGGCGTGCGAAGTCTGTCCGCTCGGCGGGGCGGTCGGCGTGCCGCCGCAGGTGTCGGCCTTTGCAGACTTGACCACCTCGCCGTTCTCTGCGCTCTTCTTCGCGATCTGTCGCAGGTGAAACTTCTCGTCGTAGGCGAACGAGTACACGATCTCGTAGGTGCTGCTGCCGACGCGGCTGATGTTGCAGCCCGTGAAGAGCAGGGTGTGTGCCGCGAACGAGTAAGGGCCGATTGAGTACGAGTTGTTGTTGCGCCTGTTGATGAAGCCGAGCGGGGGGGTGGGACGGCCTACGATCACGTTGCGAACGGTCACGCGCGCGACGTTGTTGAAGCTGCTGATCGGTTCGCCGCCGCTGTCCACCTTTGTGCCGCCGATGTCGGTGTCGGCCGGCGTTGACTTGTCTGCAGGAGCCGTCGCGCCGGAGCGCCAGATATCCACCGGCTCGCCCTGGACGCTGTACTCGATCGCGATGAAGGACGGCTGCCCCTCGTTGCGCGCATCGACTGGCGTGATCGTGCCAGTACTGTCGCCCACGCTGGAGTCGAACTGCACGACCGCCTCCCAGACATAGCCGCCGTCGTCTACCTGCTTCAGGTCGAACCCGACCTGACGAAGGCGGCCGGAGTAGTACGTCCCGGACCCGTCAAGTTCTGCCAGCGCGCCACTGCTGCCGCCCATGTCAGACGGGCCAAGCTTCGCGTTCACGTTCGTGTCTTCCATGATCTGCCCGGCGTTCAGCTGCGCGCCGGCATCGTCTCGGATGACGTATGCGCTTGACGCTTGCCACTTGCCGCGGTCGAAGGTGACGCTCGTGCCGTTGGGCTTCTGGGCAATCGTGATAGCCATCAGGGTGCTCCTGCTGCGAGGGGTGCGGTGTTCTTTACGATCTGCTGCAGGGCGAGTTTCATGGCTTCCTGCGTGGGCATCATGCGCTCAAGGCTGAAGGAGGTCATGCCCGCCACCTTGACGCCGCCGATGGCTGTGCTGAGGCTCTCGGCGTTGCCGAAGTTCATCATCCCTGCGAGCCGAGTATTCGCCTCTTCTTGCAGCTGCCCCTGGCGCTGCTCCATCTCGGTCATCTTCTGATCCCACGCATCGAAGTCGCTCAGCCAGTCCTTCATGTCCGCCTTGTCTTGCACGTCCTTCGCCAGCTTCGCGGTGATCGAATCGAACTTGGCCCGCACGTCTTCAAGCTGCGCAAGCTTCTCTTCGATGCTCATGCCCGTCTTGTTCTGCGCCTCGATCATTTCCTTGCGCAGCTTGTTCCATTCAATTTGCCGCTCGATTCCAATACGCTCTGATTCGCCGATGGCGTCCGTCAGTCGCTTCTGATTTTCAAGAGCCGTCAGAACTCCGTTGATCGAACTTTCTGCCTTTTGCGCATCTTCTGCCGCTCGTGCCTTTCGATCGTCATCCGCCTTCCTGGCTTCGATCATCTGCATTCGCCTAGCGTCGGCGGACTTCTGGGCATCTCGCTCATCCTGCTGCGACCTATCGAGCGCCATAGAAATGCCTGCGCCAAGTTCAAACGCCGCACCGATCAGCGGAATGCCCTTGACCACCTCTCCGACACTTTCGGCCACGCGAGAGAATGATCTCGCAAGACCATCCACTCGGCTGTAGTCCATTTGCTGGAGTTCTTTGCCGACGTTGCGAATCACCTCGTCGAGCGCATTCGCGCCAAATAGTCCGACGCCTGCGCCCAGGATCGCCTTTGAGTAGCTGTTGCCGGCCTTCTGCATGATGCGGCCGATCTGTCCAGACATGCTGTCCGTCCGGCGCACCACCTTCTCGGTGGCCGCCATGTATTCGCCCGTCTCCAGCACCATGCGCGCGGTCAGAGATCCGATGACACCCATCACACACCGTCCTTCCATTTGGGCTTGACGCCGAACGCCTGGGCCAGCATTTCAGCCATCGCTTCGGGAGACTGCTTCGGGCGCTCCACGAACGGCATGAAGTCCTGCGGCTTGAACGCCGCGGCCTTGCTGGATCGGTGGCAGTTGGCGACCGTGGCCGCGACAATCCCAGAGCGCAGGTCTGCGCGCTGGTTGCCGATCGGGCCGTCGATGGCCTCAAACGCCTGCCACTCAGTCAGTTCTCTGCCGCTCAAAGTCTCCTCCAGTTCAGACACGGTCTTCCCGAGCGCCAGCGCCAGCCGAAACAGAAACTGCCTCAGCGGGCGCTCTCGGAGTTTTTTTCGATCGTTTCCTTGTCCTGCGACCCGAGGCCACTCAGCCGAGCCGCCACGTCGTAGAGCCCGTCGATCACCTGCGCCGGCAGTTCGCCGAGCAGCTCGATGTCTCCAGAGCCGAACAGCGGCTTGCCGTCGTCAAACAGGCACAGCGCCACAAGGGAGGCCCGCACGTTGCGCACGGTCTTGCCCTTGCTCTGGTAGATCCGCTGCTCCCACTCGTCGCGCCCGGCGGCGG